GTAAGGGGTCAAAGGAATCTCTGAACACATCCATGCTTCTCTAACAGCAAAAAAGTTATCAGGAAGTCTCACCTCAAAGTCACATATCTCTAATGCTTGTTCAGCAATAACATAAGAAGATCTTCCTAACTTTCTTAGACACTTATCTAAGTAGGTTGGAAACAATAAGTCATCTACAGCACCTGTATCAAAGTAGCTTTTTAATTCTTCTTTGATAGTAGCATAAACTGGTTCAGGGGAAACAAAATTGTATTTGTAGTAGTAACTCATATTCTTAAATTATTTTTTCCATTCTTGATATAGATATTGATACTTATCTTCAATCTTTAGAAAGTGTGAGAGTAGTCTTGATGTAGATCTGGTAGGTTTAAAGTACCAAAGTTCTAAGTGTTTAAATCTAGCTGTGTCTTTGAACCACATCCAGCCAAAGAAATATCCTTCTGTATGATAGTTGAAGTTATAAATAACTTTTCCTTTTTCTTTAGTCTTTTGCCAATCTATAGGAAGATTAACAAATTCTTTACCATTTATTCCTTTAATCTTTTTTCTTTTCTTTTTATTGATAGAGAATTCTCCAAATCCAAAAGGAAGCTTAGCTCTCTCTCCTGTTTCTAGAATGTATTCTTTATATGATTCATTAAAGGAATAAACTATATTCTTCCATTCTTCAAAGGATAGTTTTATGGAAGAATGTTTTTTACAGAAATTGTTGTAGTTATCTTTACTTGAACTTCTCCAATCTGTTTTGGTTCTCATATTTATTATCTTGTAGGAGGTACATTTGGAGCTTGTCCATCTAACCCATCATCTGTAATATCAGTCTTTAATTGGAAATAAGTAGAAAGAAGCTTTTGTGAAACTAGATCTAGCACTTGTTTTTCTAAATATCCTGGAAGAGAAAATGGTTTATCTAATGGGTTCATGCACCAGTCTTCATTAGTTGGTCCACAACCTCCACAACCAGATTCAGGATACATAACTTCATTAGGTACTTCTTGTTCAAAACAAGCAGCAAGTCTAATTGCTTGAAGCATTGGATTACTTATGTATAGATAATCATTTAATATCCAATAATATTCCTGATTCTTTATAACAGGAAGTTTTATCAAATTTGTATATCTATTTATAGTAATCTCTTTTAACTTAGTTCCTGTGCCTCCCATAGCATTAATAGAATACACTCCTTGAATTAAGTATTGATAATTACCTTCTGATATACGAGGAATCTTAAACTTAGTTCTTGCTACAGAACAAGGATCTTGGTAGTCACAACATTCAGAAATAGGAACCTCTATCATTTCTAAACAAGGGATAGTAGTAAATAAAGTACTAGTAGCCCAGAGCTTTCTAAGATTAGTCTCTCTCTTGATCAATAAAATACTATTGTTCCTCACCTCAGAAGCAATAGCACGATCTGTGATAAGACTGTCTGTAGACAAAATCTTATGCATTGAACGTATATCTGAAACTAATTTTCTTAATGTTGACATGTTATTTATAATCTAAATTCAAATTCTGAAATCTTTCCAGAATCTTTATCATATACTAAAGCAAGAGCTGCTCTAACGCTATGAACATAATTGTTATCTAGATGCCATCTATCTGTACCAGAAAGACTAGGCATTTGTTGTATTCTCACTCCCTTCACTTCTTTAGCCATGTAATGATGCTTATCTCCTGTATGCACTTCTCTATAAGTAGCATTACCAAATTCTTGGCTGTATTCAGGATGAGTTGCAAACAATAAAGGAAGATCTTCTATTTTACAATTACCATGGTGATAACCAATAAAAGTTTTACCTAATACAACAGCTTTTATTACACTATGCTCTCTACTAAAATAAATATTAGGATCTGCAGCAAAGTAAACTTCTAAAGCATGTGCTAGGTAATAAGACTTAGTTCTATCATGATTACCTTGAACTAATACAACAATCACTTTATTACAAGCTTTTTTCATCATCTCAATTGTCTTAACAAGTAGAGAGAATCCCATTTCATATTCATCAGAATAACTAACAATGGTATCTTGAGGAGTACCATTAGTTGTTTGGTGTTGATAGTTGTCTGTATGGAAAAAATCGTTTGATATTGGAAACACTATTGTATTAATATTATACACTGCTTTTACATCATATACTAAAGATGTAGCTGCTGTAAAATATCTTTTACATCTTGTAGCTGGGGAATTATCTCCATCAACATGTCTCTTAGCTAAATGATAATCAGATAAAGAAACTTCAACATCAACTGTTCTATTATTAGAATTGAGTTCAGGTTGTTTTTGTTCTTTGTAATTAGACTTATAATTTTGTAAAAACTTTGCAAAGTCTTCAGGAGAATAATCTTTAGGTTGTTTTAATGAACAAAATACTGAAGAACTAAACTTTCCTGAAGGTATTAACTTAGACCAGTATCTGCTAATAACATATTTGTCTAGATTAACTTTATGTGCTTTAGCTAATTCAATATCATCTTTAGGGTCAAAGTCAAGTATAACTGTGCTTTCTATTGTTCCTTTTTCATTATTTACTTTCTTTATACTAGACTGAGAATGAGGGATATTTTTATCTGGATATAATTCTTTGAGTAATTCTTCTACTCTACTTTCACTAATTCCAAGTTTTTGTGCGTAAAAACTTTTACTTTTTTTCCATTTCATCAATAATTGTAATTGATGTAAAAGGGACTGGCTTTCAGACATATATAGTCGAGTTTAGTTAAAATTTTAGTAAAGATACAAAATAGTTTTTTAAAATACCAAATAATTTAAACTAAGTAGGTTATTAGGTATAATCAAACTAGTTATAAAACAAAAAACTCCTAGAGATGTAACATCCCTAGGAGATCCTGTAAAACCAACAAAACAGGATTTTAATAATTATGCTACACAGGCCACAACATTTGTTATTGCCCCAGTAGTGTTATTATACTCTCCTCTATAAAAAATAGGAGGTGCATCAGTAGATAATACAAACAATATAAAATATCCTGTAGGTATACTAGGATTAATATATGGATCAGATAAAGGACTACCATTATTATAGAATAAAGTTACACCTAATGGTGTTGTAGATGCTGCCCATTTAGATACTTCTGACAATGTTACATATGTATTTATTTGATCACATGCATCCCCTGTTGATTCAGCATATCCATAAAGTTGGTATTGCGTTCCTTCAATTGGAGCAACAGAAGTGGTAGTAGTAGTTGTACTAGTGCTAGTAGATGTACTAGTACTTGTGCTAGACGTAGTGGTAGTTGTAATTCCTGATATAGGAAAATCTACATAGTTAGTACAAGCAGAGTTAGACTGAACTCTAATTATTGTAGAACCATCTGGAACTACTACACTTGTGTATCCAGCCTCTAAAGCTGCTTTTGATACAGAAACTTCAAAGGGGGCTAAATATCCATCTGCATCAGAATAAAGACTAAAAGGTCCTGTGTCTGCACCTGCAAGTGTAAGGGTTATTAGTACTGTCATATTAGATGTCATATTATTGGTTTATAAAATAGTAGTGGTAGTAGTAGTTGTAATAGGACAAGAAGATACCAGTTGACAAAAATAAGCTTTTAGTACTGGGTTTTCTTCTATAGCAACAATGATGTGAGAAATAAACGCATCAGAGCACATTCTATCATCAATCTTCTGTAATGCTATTTCTAGATTATCTTGAGATTGAATTCCTGTACATGCTAAGTTTGGTCCATTATATATAATCTTGTCACTTGTAAGACATAAAGAATTATTATAACCCCCTCCACATGAAAATGGATAAGCAATTCTATAAGCATTATAACAAGGCATTCCTGGTAAACAAGACATATGATTTAAGTATTAAGGTAAGTATATAATGTAATAAGTAGCCCAAACAGGTTGAATGTTAGTATGAGATTGACCTCCTCCAGCACTTTGATTTGTTACTTGTACAGTAATATTTGTAATAGCAGAAGACGTAGTAGCTGTTTTTGCAAAATCTAAAAATGCAGTACCAGTAGTTCCTCTTTGGTAATCAATGCCAGATACAGTAGTATAAGTATGAGTATGCCCTGGGTCAGTTATAGCAACTGTATTAAGATGTGTATGTGCTGGAATTTGTGGTGTAGTTAATGTAACTGTATTCACACCAGCAACAGAGTTTAAAGAATAGTTAGGATTACCTGCAACTGCTGGATCCACCACTGCACTCATAGCTCCACCAGGAACTCCTGCTATAGCACCTACACCCACTCTTCCTCTTTTATCAGGAGTACCATTTGATCCATTACATAAGTAGATTTTATCCCAACCTAATCCTGCTAATCCAGCTCCACCAGCATCAAAATTAGATAATGGACCATAGTATTCTACAGCAGTGTAAGGAACCATCTTTGCACTTTGTTGTGTTGTAGGAGATACACTATCTAAATAGGCTTGGATTAAATCATTTAAATCTGCAAGCTTTACATAGTTAGTGTCTACATCTAATGCAAGGGCTACTAAAGCAGCATCCACTTCACAAAGTTTTGTAATAGTAGCTTGAAGGATATCATGTGTACCACTATCTGCAACTACACCATCTAAACAATCTACAGTGTAATCAGCTTCTATATCTAAGACTTGAGCAGCTATAACATCTATTTGTGTTTGTAAATCACAGGTGGCTTTAATCAAAGCTGTAAATAAATCTAAAGCTGTAATCTCTTCTGGCACTTCTAAATATTCTGCAACTAAATCACAGATTACTGAAGGTTCTATATCAAGTATAATTCCTGTTCCATCTAATGCAGATTGTAGATACGTAATAATAGCATCTTCTACAAAGGATAAAGTATCCCCATTAGAAATACCAAATTGAGGAATATCAATTCCTGTATACCTAACACATTTATCTGAGACTATTTCAGCACAGCCATTAAAACAATTTGAGCAGTTATTCATTATTTATATTTTAAAAGTTTTATTCTACTAGCTATCATTGCTACAGTGTATCCAGGGGCATAATTCTCATTACAAAATTTATACTCTAGTATTCTTTTGTAATTAAGAAGATCAATCATAGCTCCTGCAGGCACTGGTTGATTCAATGAATATATAAGGTTGTTATATAAATTACTGGAAAGCTCTTTGAGCTTACAGTTTATGTCATTTAGTAATGCAGGTATAGTTGTGCATTCTGGACAATTAGTTAATCTAGGAGTTAACATAATTTATAATTTGTTTAAGTTTTGCACCAGCAGCTGCACACATTGCACACAGACCATTTTTTAATTGGCATCCACACCACA